TAAAAAACAAATACTCGTTTTTCGTTGGTAACGAGCAAAACCTTGAAAGAGGTGAAATATATTCTTACTATCCAGGTAACCACTACACGAACTTTAGATGTCACGTGTGTTGGGTTCCACCAAGAGCAGGTTGTGCCAGAATAGAAATTTGGGGTGCAGGCGGTTCAGGTGCAGAGATGTGCTGTTGTGGTGGAGGATTACCAGGAAACCCAGGTGCATATTCAACAAAATGTATAAGAATTGAACAAGCAGATATTGATGCTGGAACAACTTTTGTATGTGGTGTAGTTGGTTTCAGTTGTGGTAACTCAAGTGATTTATGTCACAGAGGAAGATCAGAGCCAACACAAATTTGTTGGTTTGGTAACAATGGCGCAGATGGTTGTATGTGTGCTCAAGGTGGTAAAGGTGGATACTCTTATTGTTCAACTGGAACATCATTGTACTGTTGTTTTGTAGCAGGCGGATTCTGCGGAAACAGAGTAGGTAACGATGGTTGTGGAGTTATATGTAATTACAAAGGTGCCGCTGATACTGATTGGTGTGCTCAAGCATATGGTGGAGATATCAACTGTTATGGTGGTTTCTCTTGTGCAAGATTTGAAAGATGTCAACCAAACTGTAACTGCGGTAAGATAATGATTTTAAGAATACCATCAGGTATGTGGTCAGAATGTGGTGGAGAAATTCACTATGCAGTTGACCAAAACGGTAGAAGATACAGACACTCAGGTGCAGGTGGACACATGGGAGCAACTCACCCATTGAACTTAATGGGAAGAAATCCAACACAAGGTTCGGCTTACAGTGCTTGTTGGACAGGTAATACAAGTTGTGGATGTTACGAATGGAACGGCTGTACAGCATTTATGCCAGCAGGTATTCCAGGACAAGGACCAACACCATGTGATGGAGTAAGAGATCACGCACACAGAGGTGGACATGGTATGATTAGAATAAGATTTATAGCGGATGTGGATGAAGATCCAACATACCCAGAATACCAATAGGAGTAAATAAAGTATATGGCAACACTTAAAGGACTTTTAATACAGAGAAACACTGCTGTACCTCAGGAAGAAAACCTAGAAAAAGGTTATATCTGGTCATGGACTCCGGGTTCAGATTTCACGAACTTTTGTAACGGTATATGTTGGACTGCTCCATCAAACGGTGCCGCACTAATTGAGATTTGGGGTGCTGGTGGATCTGGTTCAAGAATGTGTTGTTGTGGTGACGGATTACCAGGAAATGCTGGTGCATACGTTAAAAAATCTATTCAAATGGAACAAGGTGACACAGTAACTGGTTGTACAGGTATTTCATGTTACGCTCACCCATTATGTTTTTCAGGCTGTTCAAATGCAACAGGAGTTTGTATTGTAACAGCATCTAGCGGCGACTTATGTATGTGTGCTGAAGGTGGAAGAGGTGGTACTTCTTTCTGTAACCCAAACACACACTCACTATTCTGTTGTTTCAGAGCAAATGGTTTCTGCGGTACAAGATGTAACGAAAACTATTGTGGAGTGATTTGTAATCACTGCTCAGGTGCATGGTGTGCCTTTGGTTACGGCGGAGATGTATGTTGCTGTGGACAAGTAGGTTGTGTTAGTTTCTTTGGTTGTTATCCGCATTGTAAATGTCAATTCCAAAGACACGTACCAACTCCAGCAGGATTATTTGCAGAAGAAGGCGCATTGATTACTTTCCAAACAGAGTCGGATGGAACTCCGATGTCACAATGGTCAGGTAACCAATTATTCCAGTTTTATGCGGCACTAAATTCAACTTCAAGAGCACCTAGAATGGGTACTCCAAACAGTTATTGTTGGAGATCAGATAGATCTTGTGGTTGTTATGAATCACAAGGTTGTTCAAACTACCTACCAGTAGGTACAGGTGGTATTGGACCGAATGCTTGTCCGGATGTAAGAGATCACGGTATAAGAGGTGGATTCGGTGGCGTAAGAATCAAGTTTTTAGCAGATTAATAACGGAATCCGCTAAATAGAAGTATTAAAATATAGGAGCAAAACAAATGGCAATTACAGTAAACTTTGACATACCAATGCCAAACGAGCCATATGTGAACGACTTTAGCGATGGCAACACGCAATCGGCTACATACAAGGGTCCAAGATACTGGAAAGTAGAAAAATCGGATTCCGATGGAACGATTGGTGCCGTAATTGCTGATGGCGACACAGAAGCAGAGTTGGATAATGGTATACCAGCAAGAGAAGGAACTTCTTTTCACGTAATAGATTCACAACAAAATCCATTACAAGCGTCGTACATTACAGGATTCTATGAAACAGGTGATGTTGCAGACTACGAAGAAGACATCGGAACAACTGATGCAGAAGGAAATGCAGAAACATGGACGTACTATTGGAACGATAATACAGGATGTATATCTCAAATATACTTACATGGTACATTGAAGTTTGATGGTACAAACTACACAGGACCTGATTTCAGAGCTCATGCAATAGCAGAAGATTCTTTTAACGAAACATTTGCTAATCAAAAAGCAATCGTTCAAGCAGAAATTGACAGCGGTAATCATCCTGCAGAAAAAGTAACAGAACTTAACGCCTACATTACATGGTTGGACAATGCACCAACAAAATATGCAGGTGTAAAACACTGGAAAATCCCTTTTCCACCATTCCCAGAACTTTAAGATCCAAGAATCATTCATGTAACTGTGTGTTATCGATACATACAGTTACATGAACACTCAAACTAAAAGATCCAAAGCAATATTTCTAAACGGTGGCATAGGAAGAATTCTATGTGCAATTCCGGCAATAGAAAAATACCAAAAAGAATCAGGTGACGAAGATTTTATCGTTGTCATTGAAGGAAAATGTAACATATTAGATGGGCATCCAACATTGGATAGTAAAGCCTACGATATGTATCATAAAAATTTATTCCATACACACATAAAAAAGAGAGATATTATAAGTCCTGAACCTTATAGAGTGTACGAATATTTTTCTCAACAATGTAACCTATCACAAGCATTCGATATCATATTAAATGACAAAGGTATTAGAGAGTTAGATAAACCTAAACTATATCTTTCTAAAGAAGAAAAATTAAAAGCAACAGAAATTTTAAAAGAGTGCAAAGAAAAAATTAAAGCAGACAAGTATGTTATATTCCAACCTTTTGGAAGAGCAATCAAACAAATAGATTCTAGTTTTGTTGATCCAAGTAACAGAAGTATTGAGTACACAAATTTTAAAAATATTATTAGAAAATTACACAAAGAAAAGGTTGGTGTAATTGTTATGAGCGATTTCGGAATAGAACTTAAAAAAGAAAATTTTGAAATGGACGTTGCACAACCTGAAAATATAGATTTAAGAATATGGGCATCAATTATTGAACAAGTTGATCATTTTGTTGGTTGTGATTCTGTTGGACAACACTTTGCTTACAGTTTAGGCACTCCATCAACAGTAATAACAGGAGCAACATTTCCAGAAAATACAACATATCCAGATAAAGAAGGTGTAAACATAATTGATCTTGGACAAAATGATAGACAGTATGATCCAATTAGAATTACTTTCGACGAAAGAATTAGTCGAGTTAATGAAAACCTAATGTTTATGACTCCAGAAATAGAAGACTATGTCATAGACACAATAATGGGAAGGCAAACCGATGAGTAAGAAAACAGGATACATAGCCGCAATAGCCAGAGGACACAATTCCGGTGTATGTTTGTTAAAAGATGGTAAAATAGTTTTTTCAATTGAAGAAGAAAGATTAAGTCGAGTAAAATACGACGGTGGACCATATGCTTCAATGGTAAAAATATTAGAATACACAGATAAAATTGATTATCTAGTAATTGCACACACGCAGTCATTGAAAGATAGAAGTACAGGTAGAGTAGATTATAATGGTGATGATGTTTACACAGGACTAGCAAGGAAATTAGGATTAATAGATAAAAGAGGAACAGCAAAGTCTCCAGATCATCCACAAGTAATTGACCTTTCACATATACACCACAAACTACACGCCGCTTTGGCTTTTTATAGATCAGGTTGGGATGATGCCGCGGCACTTATTGTTGACGGGGCTGGAACTTTTATTCCTGCTACTCACAGTGCAGGTCATCAGATGACTGTGTTCGAAACAGAAACGATTTTTGATTGTGCTTATCCTAACGATTTTATTACAAAATATAAACACTATGGAACAAGTGAAAATTGTCAGTGTGCATATATTCCTGCCTATCCATCAGATTCGATGGGCGAACCAGGAAGTACACATGAAGCAGTTTTTTCAGATAGAGCAGGAATAGTAAAAGTTTATGAAGCAGTAACACAATACTGTGGATTCAGTGCCATTGAAGCAGGTAAAACAATGGGATTATTTCCTTATGGAAAACCAAATAAAGAAATTCCTGAACTGTTTGTACACAATGGCAAAGGAACTTTGAGTAATAGGAACTTAATCATTCCAACTTATCCTAATGCCGCTCTTGTAAATTACGACAATTATTATGCATTAGAAGAAAAATTACAAGTAGATCAAAAAGACTTAACAGAACTTCAAAGTAGAAGAGATCTTGCATATGCTTGTCAAACTGATACACAAGAAGAAGTGCGAAAATTAATCTACAAAGCAGTTGAAATGACAGGTAAGAAAAGAGTTGTAATATCAGGAGGTTATGGACTGAATTGTGTTGCAAATTATTATTACCTAGATACTTTACGCAAAGATGGTATAGAGATATATGTAGAGCCAGTGTCAAATGATGCCGGAACGGCTATGGGAGCCGCTTTATTGTATTACTATTCGTTAGCACAAAGCACAGATAAAGACACAACAAAAACATTATATCTAGGTCCTAAATATGATCTTACAAATAATGACATAATGAAATACAATGATGAAGACGGCATTGAAGTTGTAGATTCTACAGATGAAGAAGTTGCAAAACTGTTAACTGAAAAAAATATTGTTGCTTTATGGCAAGGTCAATCTGAAAACGGCCCTAGAGCATTAGGTAACAGAAGTTTGTTGTTTGATCCACGTTTTAAAGATGGTAAAGATTACGTTAATAGAGTGAAAAGAAGAGAATACTTTAGACCATTTGCTGGATCTATACTGCATGAATACACACATGAATGGTTCGATTTACGTGGCATGGAAGAAACTCCACATATGATGTATGCAGTAAATTGTAAGCCGGGTGTAGAAGAAAAAATACCTAGTATTATACACGTAGATGGAACTTGTAGGATTCAAAGTGTTAAAAAAGAAGACAATGAATTGTACTACAGATTAATTAAAAAGTTCCATGAAATGACAGAATGTCCTATTGTGTTTAACACTTCTTTCAATTTAGGTGGAGAACCCCTAGTTGAAACCCTCGATGATGCAGTGAGAACTTTACAAAATTCAGATATAGAATATCTATACTTGATTGAATACGGTAAATTAGTGAAGGTGAAAAATGGATAGACAAAGTGCTTTTTTTATGAACGGTGGTGCTGGTAGGCATATCAGTTCCATACCTGCTTTAGAATTATATGCTAAAGAAAATCCTGATGATGATTTTATAATTGTCTGCGAAGGTGGTACAGATGCGTACAAAGGTCATCCTCTATTACATTTTAGAGCATATGACAATTGGCACAAAAATTTGTTTCAAGATTTATTAAAAGATAGAAATCTTATTTCTCCTGAACCATACAGAGTATGGGAATACTACAATCAAAAATGTAGTCTTGCAGAAGCATATGATATTGCAATTAACAAAAAAGGTCTTCGTAAATTACCTAAACCAAGAATCTATCTTTCTAAAGAAGAAATTTTAATGGCAAGACAGATGATAGGCGAAGTAAAAGACAAAACAAAGAAAAATAAAATTGTTTTAATACAACCTTTTGGCAGAGGTGCTGAGAAAAAATCAGAATCTGAAGTTATTGATTTAACAGGCAGAAGCATAGAGTTGAAAAACTTATGGGCTATAATAAAAAAATTAAGCAAAGATTATGGTGTAATGGTTATGAGTGAGTTTGGCTTAGAATTTAAAACGCATGGAGGAATAAATCAACCCGTTGCACTACCATTACAGACGCATATTAGAATATGGGCCGCATTAATTAAGCAAGTAGAACATTTTGTCGGTTGTGATTCTGTAGGGCAACACATTGCATATTCATTTGATAAAACTATGACTGTGCTAATAGGCAGTACTTTCCCAATTAACACGTCTTTTCCAGACAATGATAAAGTAGACATCATTGATTTGGGTAAAGATAGCCGTATATACAGTCCTATACGTATTACACAGGACGAATATTCCGACCGTCTAAATGAAGGAATCATGGAAATGGACGAAAATCAAGAGCAAAAAGTGGTCAATTCCGTGAAGTTCATGATCAAGCACAAACACAAAAAAAAGTAGTTTTTCAATTCCTATAAAAATAGGTAAATACACGTAAAAGAAGTAGATTACACTTATGTTTGACGTATCAAGACTATTTGGCAAGGGAATTAGAAACACATTATTGTTGAAGAATGGACTTCAATTGTCCTACAACGGCCCATATGTGGTTGTTGGAACTGACACAGTAATGGATCAATTCCATGTGAACACATTTTGCACAGCAGAATACACAATGTCAGTGGATTATGATACAAACAACAAAGAGATTATCAAAGTATTAGTAAGTGCTACACCATCTAACAGTTCAGTGACTGTTTATGGTAGAAGTAATATGGGCAATGATTTAGTGAATATTTCAAGCACTGTTAACAATTCATATGTAAGAATTGTATTAAATCCAGCACAAAAAACTCCAACTACTACGTATGCAGGAGCAAAAGTTATTTTTAGTGCAACGTATTTTCAAACACAGAATGCCTTACAGGGTGGTGCGGCAGAACTTATTAATTCAGGCAACAACTATGACAACACAAATGTAAACAGTGGACAAGGTGGAGGAAGTGGTTATTAAAATTGCAAAATAAATTTTAATAAATATAGAAAAAGATGGCTATCAACTACAAACAATTTGAAACACAATCAGGTTTTAAAAGTCCCGGCTTTACAGTTGACACAGCGGGTAACGTTGTTGTAAGAACACTTACCCAAACTTTCATTCCAGAAGAAGCAACTACGCCACCTGATTTTACTGTTACAGAAAATGCAGGTGCATTTAATATTGCTAACTTCAGCGGCGACAATCCTACTATATCTTTGACAAGAGGTGAATCAAAAACTTTATCATTAAACTTGACAAGTTTAGGATTTAACTTTTTTAGACCTTCAGATGCTAATCCAAATGTTCCAGGAACTTTATTAAGCACTGGTTTAAGCCATGCAAATGTAGTTACAGGAAATACAATAACAACTGGAGAATGGACATTTACGCAATCTTGGGTACAAGAAACAAGTTTTGATAGAAAAGTAAAAGTTACAGTTCCAGATGTAACAGCAATAACAAAATTAAGCGGTAAAAAAATACCAGTTGTAATAGCATTGCATGATGTTGGAAGCACAATGTCATCTGTAACTGATAGTGTAAACTTTATTACAGATAAAATTTTAATTGCTCCTCAAGGATATAGAAATACATGGAACGTAGGATACAGCACTAGTCAAGCAGATGATCAAGCATTGATTGATAGTGTTTTAACAAAATTAGAAACTTATGATAATGTTGATACTAGAGACATTACATTTATTGGCTATGGTGTAGGCGGACAATTAGCATCACAATATTTCATACAAACACAAAAAACAAATTTAAAAAATTTAGTTTTAATATCAAGTTTATTACACTTTGACCAACACAAAGTTACATATGATTCTCAAAATAATAGAGTAGACACATTTTATTCTTTAACATTGAATCCATTACAAGCAGAAGATTCAACTCAAATGATTTGGTCAGCAGTAACACCGCTATCAGGAAGAAATTATTTGATGTTTAATGGTACAAATAATTTAGATTGGCCTTACACAGGCGGAATTGCAAATGGATTAGAATTAAAAAGTGCTCAAGATACAATTTATGCATGGGCAAAAGCAGAAAACGATATAGCAGATCAATTAACATCTGGTGCAATCCAACCAGGTGGAGAAACTTTGTACAGTTACAAAAATGGTGCACTAAGATTATTTGCATACGACGGTGTAGGAAGTAACTTTGGTGAATACTTAACTGGCTTACAAAATTATATCACAACACAAATTGATGTTTCATCATATGAAAACATTCCTGTTGCAACAACTTTAACAGGTGCAGATGCACAAAATAAAAGCACAGGAACTTTAACAATAACTGTACCAGTTGACACTCCTGATACTATATTCTATGGTGACGGAGATGGTAACCCATTTGGAACCATTTCTATTGCAGACCCAACATTTACAGGTATTGGAAGTTTTAGTGCAATTTTAAACACAGGCGATTTAATCAGTAACGGACAAGATGCAGAAATATCGTTACAGCCTACAGGATCGTATGGAACAGTTTCAATAAATCCAGCAGGTGGTGGATTTATTTCTAACATGGATATAAATGCAAGTTCAATTACCAGTGTAGGACAAACAACTTTAACACCTGTAAACGCAGATGTTGTGTTAAGTCCACAAGGCACAGGTATATTGACTGTAAATCCTATTAATTTAAGCACATTAGACAACGTTGACATTGGTCAAACCACAGCAAGAAAAGGTTCTTTTTCATTGTTGGAAACGACCCAAGGAACGTTAAATAACACTACAATAGGAGCAACTGTACCGACAACTGGTGCTTTTACCAGTGCAACAGTAACAAGTGCCCCTACTGATGCTAATGATGTGAGTAACAAAAATTATGTAGACAGCACAAGTACTGTGTTGGCTATTGCGTTAGGAGTTTAATAAATGGCAAAACGTAAGGTAGTAAATTATATATTTCAACCAGGGATACCAAAGTCTGGAAATCTATTTCCTAATGCATATGATTTAATACAAAATAACTTAGAATTTTTAAAAGACGAATCTGTTGCATATGTGGCAGATAGAGTAGCAACTGATACAGCGGCAAATAATTTTCCTAATGCTGTTGCAAGATTAGACAATAACAAAGAATTTATTAAAGATGAAGTAGCGGCTTGGGTGGCACAACAGGTTGGTGCTAATGTTCCACCATACGCAGGATACGGCTATGATGTTTTAGCACTTGAAACTACTATTGACAATTACATTACAAGATTAAAGAATGACTTAAGATATGGTGGAAACGAAAACACGGTATCTTTTGCACAAAGTTATTACACAGATGGTTCACTTAACATACCAGGTGATGGAGAACCAGAAGTAACATACTTTGAATATGCAAGAGACCTTTGTGTAAGTTACATTTTACCAGGAGTAAATTTCAGTAATTTACAAAGTGTAACAAGCCAAGATACATCTGGTGGAACTGCTGAGCCAACAGGCACAACAACGTTCACAGCACTTGCTAACGGTTTTATCACAACACTAGATAACGGTATTATAAACTTGCCAACATTGGTAAGCAGTCCTTACATATTTGCAGGATACACATATGATTCATACAAATGTGAAAGAGACATGGGTTACAACATAAATGGTTTCTTAAATGACTTAAGATACAATGGTAACCAAGACTCAAGATTTAATGCTTCAAAATATTGGATAGGATCAACTCCACAAATTGATGGAGACAGACAACCTGAAATACTAGTTAAAAATCATATTAGAGATGTAATAAACAATTACGTTTTAACTAGAACTGCTTACACTTCACAACAGTCACCAGTAGTAACTACACAGTACTTTGGTACTGCGGCTGGCGAAGCAGGTGCTTCAGCAAGAATTACAGCACTAACTTTTATTATTACAGATGTTATTGAAAATGGTTTAGATAATTTACCAGCACTAGAAAGAAATGAAATAAGTTCAATCAAGGCACCAACTAAAATTGGATTAGAAGATATCTTATTAATTACAAATACTACACGTAACAAAGTTTTATACAACTTTGCTGATGCAACCTTGGGTGCAGAAGTAAGTTATGAGCAAGAAGAAGATGCAGACTTTCCTACATTTTTGCAAAACACAGACACAATTACAACTGTATTTTTAAACTTTGATACAAGTTCATATCAATCAACAGACGAAATTCAAATGTTTGTTGAAGACAAAGTAATTAGAACAAGACCTTTTGACTTTGGTACAGATGCTATTGAAAGAATGAGAGTAGCGCCTGCTCAATCAATGCTTGATGCTGACTTTGAGTATGGATTACAGCCTACGAAGTGGCAAGCCATTGGAACACAAAGAGGATATCCTTCAATTTATGAAATACCAGGAACAGACATAGATATTGATGATGTTACAACCGATGCATCTGCAGGCACAAACGGTATTGGTTCTTCATTGATCACAGTAAACACAACAGGTCCTCATGGTTTTGAACCTGGTGATGCATTTACAATTATTGGTTTTACAAACGGTGTACCTGGAACAGGTAGAGCTCAAGGTTCATTTGTAGTAAACACAATTCCTACAAATAGACAATTTACATATTACGCAAAAGCAAAGGTTGGTGTATCTAATCCAACTACAATTAGCACAACATTTACTCAATTAAGAGCGGCAGGATTTTATTCAGGAGCAACAATTGGTAGACCAACTTTTAGTGTATCATCAAACGGTGCAAATGGAAACTTTATTTTACCAATAGGTGGTCTTGCAGGAGTTTCAATTATTCCTTTCCAAGATTCACAATTGCCAGAAATAGGTGCTCCTATAACTGGATCAGGTATGGCAACTGGTGCACAGATTACAGCAGTAACTGGTACGGGTTCAACACTTGCAACTCCAGAAATTGAAGGAGACTACACAGCAGGCGCAACAGAAATTAATGTTGTTGATTCTGCAGGAATTTTACAAAATAGTATTATTGATAGAGGTGATGGATTTGGTGTTGCAATTACAAACGTATCAGGAAATTCATTAACATTAAGTTCTGGATTAACATCAAACTTAATTGGTGACAGAACAACATATGCAAACATTGGAGGATTCAATGTGAATCCAGCAGGACAAAATTTTGCTTGTGATGTATTCAATAATGCTGGTGTATACAGTATTACTATTTCTAACTCAGGTGAAAACTATGAAGTAGGTGACGCTATTGTAATTACAGGAGATTTGATTGGTGGCGCAACTCCGGCAAATGATTTAACAATTAGTGTTGCTTCTGTTGATACAGGTGGTGAGATTTTAACATATACTTTGGACGGTGACGCATTTACTGGCTCAGGATCTAAAACAGCGATTTCAGGTTCATATCAAAATGGAAATGGTACTGGCGGTGGCTGGGATATTACAAAGACTAATAACAGTTATTCAGCAAGTTTAAGAAATCCAAGTTTCACAGCAGTAGAAGGAACAGTCGCTGGAGGTTCAGGATCAGGTTTAGAATTAGATGTAACAATAAACAACAACGCCTACTCTGCGGCACTAGGTGGAGATGATGCAAGTACAGGATATGTTGTAAATGATGTTGTATCATTTGCAGGCGGAACTTTCGGCGGAACAACTAATGAAAATTTATTTGTAAGAATTACAGGAGTAAATGGAACAGGTGGGATTACAACTTTTACAACATCAGGCACGGCTCCAGATGCATTAGAAAGTTACAACATTGGCGTAAGTGATTACACAGCAAGTCAATCAGGTGCAGGTGCAACGTTTACAGTTACTAGAACTGGAACAACATATTCTGCAACAACAACTGGATTAGGATCAGGATTTGTACTTAATGAAACATTAGTCATAGCAGGTACCTTGTTAGGTGGTACTAGTCCTGCAAACGATTGTACAATTACAGTTGATGGTGTTGATGGTAGTGGAGGAATTATTCAGCAAACTCCAACAGGCACAGCAGTAAACAGCAAAACATTTTTAGATGTAGATTCAGGTTCAAACTTAATAGGTAATGGTGCTTCTTTTGACGTAGCATTATCTGGAACTTCTTACAACACAATTACAATTAACAATGCAGGTCAAAACTATGGTGACGGTCAAGACATAGTAATACCAGGAACTGCTTTAGGTGGTGTATCACCAACACATGATTTAACAATTAACATATCTTCTTTAACAAATCCAGCAAGAGGAGTTGCTTCATTTACAAACAGTGGAACTGGTGCCAATGGTGGTACAGCAAACTACAAAGTTGGAGATATTATCAAAGCAGAAGGTTCTAACTTAGGTGGTGTAACAGGAACAAATGATGCGTTAATTAAAGTTGCTTCTATCAATGGTGACACATCTATAAACACATTTACAGTTACAGGTTCTGCCACAGATGCAGTGGTTGATTATACAAATCCAAACTATACAGGTGGTGATGGTGTTGGTGCAAATTTTGTTGTAACAAGAACAGGTACAGTTTACAGTGCAACAATAGATCCAGCAGGTACTGGATACAATGCGACAAACCAGATTGTTGTTGCAGGTACAGATTTAGGTGGTGTATCCCCAGGAAATGATTGTACAATCACAGTAGATTCTGTAGATGGTGCTGGTGGTATTGCAACTATCACAGTAAGTGGTACAGCAGTGAATGTACAAGACTATACTGATGCATCAGTAACTAACCAAGTAGGTCAAAGTGCTTCATTTGATGTAACATTGAATTCAGGTACATACTCAGTTGCAATAGCAAGTGCAGGTAATGATTATGGTGTTGATCAAACTTTTGTAATATTGGGTACAGATTTATTTGGAACATCTCCAGCAAACGATGCCACAATAACAGTAACTGGTGTTGATGCATCTGGTGGTATTACAGGCGCAAATATTTCAGGTACTGCTAATCAAGGAAGTGCAAGTACTTTAGGAGTATCAGGTTCTAATAGACAACCACAAGGTGTTGGTGCAACATTCAGTGTCCAAAGATCCACAACTGCTTCAACAACAGCATACACAGAAGTAATTGTATCAGGTACAGGATCAAATTATCAAGTAGGTGATAGAATTTCATTGCAAGGACAAAGTTTAGGTGGAAGTTCACCAGCAAATGACGTCGTTGTTAGAGTTCAAGCAATAAACACAACAGGTGGAATTTTAGCAAATACACACTCAGGTGTTGCGGCTTCGGGTACAGGAATTTCAGTTTACTCAAGTGTTACTATATCTGAGCCAACGTCAAGCAGTATTGCACAAAGCACACAATTAACTTACAGTGCATTAGCAACTATGCAGGTTGATTTCGAAACACCACATGGTCTTGTTCCAGGAGATGCTTTCTTGGTAACAATACAATCAGATGATGGTGCAAACAATCACTTATTAGCGTCAGGACCGTTTTTAGCAACGTCGATTCCTACATTAACACAACTACAATACCAAGTAAGAGCACCAGGAACAATTACTGACAGTTCTTGGCAAGGATTTATATATGTAAGACCAGACTCTTTCTTTGTTCACAGACCATTTGATGGTGGTGTTCAATTAGGTACAGGTGGTCCACAACACGGTGCACAGGCAATACGTCAATCTAAAAAATATATTAGATATCAATCAGGTAAAGGTATTATGTACACAACTGGTGCCTTGTTTGCACCAAGTTATGACTTGTTAAATGTTACTGCTGATGCAACAGCAGTAGGTTCAACAATCACTGTAACAACTGATGATACAGATCATGGACTACAAGTAGGTTCAAGAGTTAGATTAATTGGAATTGGTACATCAGGATATAACGGTTATTACACAGTTGCAAGTGTTATTAGTGAAAGACAATTTACTGTATTAGCAGTACAGTCTTTAGGAAGCACTGTTGCTGAATTTGAAGATCAACCACAAGTTTCGTTATCAAATTGGAATGGTGCAACTGTGCGTTCAGGAACATTTGATGATCAAAACGGAATTTTCTGGCAGTACGATGGCGGAAATTTATCCGTGGTTCAAAGAACTTCAACAAGACAAATTACAGGTACAGTAACAGCAACACCAGACTCAAACTCAATAACAGGTGAAGGAACAAGATTTAGAGAACAATTAAAAGCAGGTGATAGAATTGTAGTAAGAGGAATGACACACGTTGTTGCTCAAGTAAATTCAAACACACAGATGTTTGTTACTCCAGATTACAGAGGAGTAAATGTATCAGCAGGTGTTAAGGCTTGTTTGGTTTTAGATAAAGTTGCAAAACAAAGCGAATTTAATTTAGATAAGATTGATGGCACAGGCCCAAGTGGATATAATTTTGATCCAGGCAAAATGCAGATGATCGGGATACAGTTTTCATGGTACGGGGCTGGATTTATTGACTTCATGACAAGAGGTTCAAACGGTGACTTTGTGTTTGCTCACAGAATGAGAAATTCAAACGTAAACACAGAAGCATTTATGAGAACAGGTAACCAACCTGTTCGTTATGAAGTTGCAAACGAAGGTCCAAGTGGTAAATTAGAATCTAACGTAAATGCAACTGCAACGGAATTACCATTAATAGATGCATCATTCTTCCCAACTACAGGTGGAACAGTGTATGTTGATAATGAGATTATTACATTTACAGGTGTATTAGGAGACAAACTAACAGGATGTACACGTGCGGCACAGTTAACAAACTTTGCTTCAGGTGCCACAAGATCATATTCGGCTGGTCCGGCTTCGGAACACTTTAGAAATACAGGTGTTGTTTTAATATCTAATACAACATCACCAATTATATCACACTGGGGATCAGCATTTATTACTGATGGTAATTTTGATGAAGACAGAGGATACTTATTCAGTTACTCAGCATCAGGTTTAGATATAACAACAACAAGACAAACAGTATTCCTATTAAGACTAGCACCGTCAGTATCGAATGCATTAACAGGTGATTTAGGAGATAGAGACTTGTTGAACAGAGCCCAGTTGTTATTGGACGGACTAGAAATAACTTCAGATACACCGGCTTCAGGTACTAATGGACAGATTGTAATTAACGGAATTTTAAATCCACAAAACTATCCAGTTGATCCAAGCGACATTGGTTGGACAGACTTGACTGGAGTTGCACAAGGTGGTCAGCCGTCATTTGCTCAAATTGCACCAGGTGGTTCAGTTGTATGGAACTCAGGTACAACGACTACAACTGCAACAGCACTTACAACTAACGCAATGACATCAACTGCTAATCACTGGTTCAACTTAGGTGGTAACAGAAACTATGGTTACTTCTTACAAAATGATTGGGAGAACAAAGGTCACGTAGTTGGTATGAAAGTAACATCTGGACAATTCCCAGCAGGTACAACAGTAACACAGATTCAAGACAGAGGTTCATATTACTTGGTTTACTTCTCTCAAAGACACACAGGATTACAATCAGGTCAAGCAGTAGACTTTGAATATGGTGGAGACATAGCAAACTCTAACTACTTGTTCTTCCAAGAAGCATCTTGGTTGGCACTTGGTGCTACAACAGGAACAGAAGTAGACTTTGCAACAAGTACAGAATTTCCGGCAGGTGCTTCAATTGTATCTGTTGCTTCATTGGCACAATTCGGAGCAACAAACTATTATAGGGTAACATTTAACCAATCGTTCCAAGGAACTATTGCAGGCGGTACAGCGATATCATTCCAATTTGGTCAACCACCATACGCACAGCCGGGACAGAGTATTTTCTCTTTCGTTGCACAGCCAGGTGAAAGATCAACATTATCACTTTCATCAATCCAAGAGTTAACAAATACTACATTAGGTGGAAGAGGTACTTTCCCTAATGGTCCGGACGTGTTAGCAATTAACGTTTATAGAACAGCAGGAACAGGCGGTGTTCCAGCAACAGTTACACTGCGTTGGTCAGAAGCACAAGCGTAATTCAATAATATTTTAAAGTAATTTTTTGGCTAAACTTTGTTGGTCAGCAGGACTTACTGGTGTCTTTTGTCCATCACCAGGTATAACTCTGTAGTTGTCATCTGGATCATCCATTGTGCTAACTTCTGTAACACTACCTGTATCTGTCATACAAATAAGTTGATGTGGCATTAATGGAGGATTGTGCCATGTTGCACCAGTTTTTAATGGCTTTTCATATAATGTTGCTGTCTTTGTGTCAATATATCTTAATTTAAATTCACCATCATTTACAAACCAAGTTTCATCTTTGTTTTTATGAAAATGCATTGAAAATTTTGCATCTTTCTTAGTGAATACTAAAAACTTACCACAGTAGTGTTCGTTGGATGCCCATACAACTTCGTATCCCCATCCTTTTTCAATCTTACCTTCTTTATTAAAATTTTTCGACATATTGTTCAATTGTGCTCCAATCTACGTTAACAAATTTATTTACTTTAGAATTGTCTGCCCGTGTGTAACTTTGGTAATGCTTTTTTATATTTTCTGGCATTGGAATTTCTTCTATTTTGGCATTGAATTTATTTGCAACTACTTCAGCAACGTGTTTAAAACTTATATTAGTCCCAGTACCAACATTAAACACACCAGAAGTATCTGCTGAAAGCATTTGTTTATGAACTTCACAAACATCATGCACACTTACAAAATCACGTGTATAATTTTCACTTCCTTCAAAAATTTTAATTACTCCAGTTTGTTTTGCTTGTTCAATAAATTTACTTACTGGACTCATTTGTTTTCCTTTATGTTCTTCCATGGGTCCGTACACATTAAAATATCTAAATCCTTGTACTAAAATATTAAACTCGCCTGCTTCTCTAACAAATCTATCAAATAGGTACTTGCTCCATGCATAAGGCGATTGCGGAGACACGCTATCTTCCTCTTTAAACTTTTCTGTATTTCCATAAACACTTGCCGAACTGGCATATTGAAAATTTGTACCCATCTGTTCGCACATTTGTAACAAACGCATACTATATTCGTAATTCTGTGTTAAAATTTTATCTACATTAGTTTCCGTTGTAGAACTAATTGCACCTAAATGTATTACCCAATCATATCTAGATGCGTCAGGGTAAACGTTTGGAGTGTATTCAAATCCTTCTACTGTGTGATCTTTTTCAAGATGCTGTATTAAATTTTGTCCAATAAAACCAGCGGCACCTGTAACTAATATTCTCATTTAAAAACCAAAATATTGGAAATCACCTTTCCATTTAAATTTGTTGTAATAATCGTTGTCCATTTCAACCATGTTAACATCTAATTCATCATTTGTCAAATAGTGTTGAATAAATTCGTTATTAGAAACATCAACACCTAATCTTGGTGCTAAATGTTCTTTTACCCAATTAGCATGAGTGCTTATAGAAGGATGTTTATCTTTTTCAATTTTTTTCCTTTTTGTAAACAAACTAATAGGATCTCGATCTTTATAGGTAACATTAATAACTGGACTTTTTCTTTCATCAGCATATGATTGAATTGCTTTTACCCACCCTGTGTAAATATTTGTGTTGTGTACAAACTCTTTACCTTGCAACAAAGCAGGCACCTCTACACTACTTGTAACAGTCCATTTACATGGTAAACTTTTTAAAAAATTTATAGTCATGCTGATATAATTGTGGCTCATGTACATATAACTTTCTTCATTCCAGGTTTGTTGTATCCATGGTTCCTCAACACTTTTCATCCAAATATTACCGCCTGCTCTCCAATTACCAAAAGGCAATATACCCACTGAGTGCAGATCTAATCTATTAAAATCAGTAAATTGCACAACAACACAATCTTGTTCAGTAATTTTATTTTTTGTTAAGGCTTCATTGACACGTTGCATTATTGCATTATTGCCAAGACCACTAATTGCCCAATTCTGATGTTCATCAAATTGATATCCAAACAAGTCGCTCCATGTGGGCCAATAGTAATTTGTGTAACTACAACCAAACGTAAAAAGTTTCATCTTAGTCTATCTTATCACACCATTTTACAATTTCATTCCATTGTTCTATTGACAATATGTCTTTGTACATTGAATCTTCATGGAATCTTGGAATAAAATTAATGTTGAGTGCTACTCTTGAATTAGCATTTGTGCAAGTAGATCCTGAATGTTCCATATGACTTGGGAATAAAACAATTCTATTTGCCACACTCTCTACTTTATCTCCATCAGCAAAAGCAGTATAACCATCATTTGTATTCATGTAGTATATTCCTGTAATACTTAAAGGTACCATACAATCACAGTGAAATCCATGCACGTAAATTTTTTCAGTTCTTGGAACCAAATTAGCCTTTATCCTTACAAAAGTATTAGGATGAATCCTATTAAAGATAGGAAATAGCATCTGCCAATTATCCTGTTCAGTAACTATATTTCCATCTTCTCTAAGCACGTGATGAGTAAATTGATATTGATGTTTTTTACTTTCTTCTACAACCTGTGATTCGTCTACAACATAATTTTTAAAATACCAAGGAAAGTGTTCACCATAGTAACGATCAATTATTACTTTTGATTCATTTTCAGGCAACAAATTATCAATAATTATTTTATTATTTTGAATTTTTTTCTGCATTGTTTTTCACCTTCTCCATTATTTGTGTTGTAGAAAATCCTTCAACAGTGGGAAAAATTTTTACTTCAGCAAGTTCATTACCCACTGTGGTTTCTACTGTATAATCTCCGCCTTTTACAATAATGTCCGGAGAATATTCTTGAATTTTTTCTAATGGTGTATCATCTTCAAACACAACCACTTTGTCTACCCAAGGTAGTTGTAGTAACTGTTGTTCTCTTACATATGCATTATTTAAAGGGCGACCTTCGCCTTTTAATCTTTTTACACTACTGTCGGAATTAATTCCTACAATTAAAATGTCTCCTTGTTGTTTTGCAAATTTTAACAGTTCAAAATGTCCTTTGTGTAAAATATCAAACACACCATTTGTCCATACTATTGTATCTTCAATATCAGTTTTATCAATAATTGAAACACCTCTTTTTTGAATAATTTTTTGAGCACCTTTTACAGCCAATTCACAGCACGACACCATATCATGTTTTTGTAGGTAATGTGCAATGACTGCCAACACAGAATCTCCTGCACCACTTACATCTGCTATTTCTACTTCGTCGCCTTGAATGTGTTTGTGAGAATTTTTACTCACAACATGAATACCATTAGCACCATCAGTGACTATAAGCCAAGTCCAATTATTTTCTTCACAATGCTGTTGAGCGGATTTAGGTTCGAATACTCCAAACCACGATTCATATTCTTTCATATTTGGCTTTACTAAAAACGCACCCTTGTATGAAGTAAAATCTTGTTTAGGATCCACATAAACGTTTTTGCATTTTTCCAATATTTTTTGCACAGTATCTTTTTTGATTACACCTTTGTTGTAGTCACTGACAATCACTGTGTCACTTTCTGTTAAGTCTTCTATTAATTTTTCTGCAGGAATATTTTCTTTGTATTGTTCTTCTTTATCCACTCTGATAAGGTGTTGTCCGTTTTGACCTATAATTCTTGTTTTGGTAGTAGTGCATTTACTGTCTAAAGATAGATAAGATTTTACACTATTTTGCATTAATATTTCACGTATTTTTAACCCTGGGGTGTCGCTACCCACGGATCCATAAAGAGACGTGTGTGTGCCCAAATTTGACAGGTTTAATGACAGATTTCCAGCGCCTCCTACGTTATATTCTTTACTTGATTCTTTAACAACAAGTACAGGTGCTTCGGGACTTACTTTTTGGCAGTCACCATTTACCCATGCATCTAACATAATGTCACCAATAATTTTAATCATCTAAAAATTTTAGTATTTTAAATACTGTATCTAATTTTGTTTGGTTTACTTTTGATTGCAAGGTTTTTCTTAAACCTTGGTGTAAAGGTTTGGGCCAATGGTTAAATGTACACCATGCAAAGCCATCATGTTCTTTATTCAGTTTTGGTAAAAATTCAGGACCTACAACACACAGGTAAGTGTGATACAAAAACGCTTCATCATTGCTAATAAAGGTTTCCATTGGTATTGTTTTTAGAATTTTTACGTCACCAATTTCTTCTTTAATTTCTCTTTTAAGACCTGCCCACGCTAATTCATTAGTGGTGGTTCCTCCAACAAGTCCCCACACTCTGTTTTGTTTGCTTTGCGTTCTGTGTAGCAGTAAAAATCTATTAGTTTCTTTAGAATAGAATAATGCACCGCACCCAATAATCTTCTCGGTCATACAGTTAATTATTTAGAGTTGAATTTGCCAGGTTCCTTTACGATATTCACCTTCAAATGATAACAGCCATTGTTCGCCTGTCCACTTGTATTGTATTCCGGTATTTAAATTGGTAATGAATTTGGTTTCAAAACCTTCACTGTCTTTAAGATTAGCACTTGCGTCAAACAACACTGTCCATGTAGATCCGTTCCATTCAACAATATCATTTTCATTCATGTCTGTTAAAGAGTTGTTTGTGTTTTTCCATGCGTCTGCGTCATTGTTTACATCTGCAAGAAGTAATAATCTTGTGCCTGTTTGTTTGATATCTGACGGATTAAATTTAGTTGGATCTATTATGTAATCAACTGTACCTCTTGCATTTACTCCTGTAAATATTGTATCTGTTGGAATTGTGTCTTCATCCCAATTTATAATAAGTTGATTTTCATTAAGTTCATTTACAGCAAAAGTACCACTTACTCTTTGATTAATATCTTGCCTATTCAATAATATTCTACTCAATCCTGCATTGTATTTTCCTGGTAGTGTTTTGATAATTTTATTCCAATTAACTGCGCCAGCAATGCCTTTGTCAATCACTTGACCTACATTATTCATTACTAATAAATCATAACCAATAGCAGTTGTGGCAATTACAGCATCTGCATCTTCTTTCGTTGTAGCACTAGAATCAATTTTGCCATCTGCACTTTTTGTAATTGTTGATTTAACACTTTTAGAATAGTCATCTGAATATGCTTGGAGTTCAGGCATAGTTTGTCCTAGGTCAATATTGCCTGTTCTTTCATTGTATATACTTGCAATGATTTGTGTAACAACTCCTAATTTTTTAACTTTTGTTGGAGGCGATATGTATATAGGTGTTGTAAAATTTAAAGTAGCAACATCTATTTCAGACTCTGTACCTGTTGGAATAGTTCTGCTACTAAAATTAATATTTGCAATTTCTACTACACTTAGACTTGTCCAATCCACATAGTTGTCTGTTGTTTGAATTTCTAAACTAGGATTAAACAACATTAAAATTTGTTCCATAATTTGTAATTTTTGTTCAGTGTTTGTAGTCCATAAATCAACTGCAACACTCAATGTATATGGAGTTGGCATTAATCTTTCAACTGTATAATTATTTCCTTGCGTATTAAGATATTCATTATTATCACTATCATATGCACGTTCTCTAAGATGAACTTTTGAAATAAACGTAGCATCTGCAAGTCTTGTTCTATCTAATTCTAAATTAGTAATATACACTCCCATACGAGGAGCACTCATAATTTTATTCTCACTGTTATCTCGCATAATATGAGCAACCTGTCTAGTAATATCGCCATACATCACTGGAATCGTACGCAAAGCACCATCACCATCTTTAAAATTAAAATTACTCATTAATCTAACAATTTGAGTAATATATCTACGTATTTGTCCGTCGTAAAAAAATTGCATTAATCCTTACCTTCTATTGATGTTCCTTTAAAAGGATCATTTTCTATATTTCTATTATTTTCGTTGAACTTATTTCCAGTTGGTTCATAGTATGTTCTCACTTTACCCATGTAAGACTTTGTTACTTTTCTGAGTCCTTGCGGTTTGGCAGTGTGTGCCATAGGAATTCCAGCAAAACCAAATAATTCTCTTATTTTCATTAATTGTCCGCCTGTGGTCGCAACGCTTTAGAAAGACTTTGTCTTTCTTGTTGTCTTGTTTTGTATAATTCAACATTCCATTTGCCGTCAAAAGGTATTTTTTCCTGAACTTCACTGATTATAGGCAATGTTATAAACACTTTATTATTGGATGATGTAATTAAATTTGTATGGTCGGCGATTGCGTATGTAATTTCTCTTGTATCTAGTTTTAGTAATAGATAGTTTGCTGATGTCACTGGATACGGAATAGTTGTTGTGATTGTTGTTGCATCTTTTGTAAGGGTAACAACATCTGTAGCAACACGCCCAGAAAATACATAATTGTTGTTGTTTATAAATTTAGTTTTCATTGTGTTTCTTGTGTTTGTATTTGTCAAAGTCATACGTAAAGCATCTTCCATTTTGACCCAACGTGCACCATCATATCTAAACAATCTATTGGGCATAAAATCAGTACGTAAAAAATAATCTCCTTTTACTGAACCTGTTGGGAAAGATATACCATGACCAAAAACTTCTCCGTTTGGTGCTAGACCATCGCCTAACAAATATCCATCATAACCTGTTCTTTCAGGAGTTTGTTCAACTCTGTCTGCTAATTCATTTAGTGTAGATGTGTCTAATTCTGTTGTATCAGTAGTTACTAATTCACGTTTTCCATTTTCATCAACTTGTAAAGTGTATAAATGACTTGTATCATAACCAGATTTACTTGCATCTGCTTCTGCTTGTTGCACGACAGCATTATTAATATTCATTTCTGCTTCATAAGTAGAAAGCACATCACGTAATGTCTTACCATCGCCGTTTCCAGCATCTTGTTTTAGTATATCTTTAAATTCTTGTGAATCGTAAATTTGTTTTAATTTTACTCTATAAAGATGAGGCCACCAAGTTTGACTAAATCCTTCACTTGCTCTGTTTACATCTTCAACCACATAAAATCTTTTCAATGCAACGTTAAAATCATTAAGAGCATATTCATCTTTCAAGTGAGGCAATTCAAATACATCACCTGGCATCACTTTTCTACCTAATGTTTTTACACTGTAACTAATAGGCACAGTCATAAACAATGTATCATTTTGTAGGAATAGGCCAAACTGACTCATGTCAAAGTCGACATCTTGCACGTTGTATATGCCTCTTAATCTATAAATGTTTTCATCGTATTTTCTGTCTCTGTTTTCTAAAAACAACAAATCCTGTATATTTGTTTCTTTGACAGCATCATACCTAGGCTTGTCCGCAGTGGCTTCTGATTCGTCTGGATTACGAGGTCCTAGATATTTGTGAACATAAACGTCTGTTCCACCCACGGTGAACATTTCGTTAATATTCTTGTCTAAAAACGTGTAATCTGGACCTTTTTCTGGTTTATATAAACTGATTCTCGGCATACAGCATATTTATTAATAGTTCAAGGCATATAAATATAAGAAATGAGTACGCAATTCAACACACAAAAACAAGAGATATTCGACTACGTTTTCCGTATGTTGGGTGGTGGTATGATTGATGTAGAGTTAGATCCTGACCACTACGAGACAGCAATTAAAGACGCATTCGACAGATATAGACAGAGATCTGACCATTCAGTGGAAGAATCATATCTATTCATGCCCACTGTGATAGACCAAAACACATACACCCTACCTAACGAAGTAATGGAAGTTAGAAAAATTTTTAGACGCTCTATTGGTTCGAGAACAGGTGGTGGAGATGGTGGTACACTGTTTGAACCATTCAATCTAGCATACACAAACACCTACCTGTTAGCAAGTACAAACTTGGGTGGATTAGCAACCTACAATGCTTTTGCACAGTATCAAGAATTAGTAGGAAGAATGTTTGGTTCTTTTATAGAATTCAAATGGAACAACACAAATAAAGAATTAACTCTACTCCAAAGACCAAGAGCAGAAGAAAATTTATTGTTGTATGCATACAATTACAGACCAGATTCAGAATTATTGAATGATTATTTGGCACAAAAATGGATAAAAAGTTACACTTTGGCAATATCGAAATATATGCTTGGTGAAGCCAGAAGTAAATTTAATACAGTTGCAGGGCCACAAGGTGGAAGTTCCTTGAACGGTGACGCACTAAAACAAGAAGCCTCTTCAGAGTTAGAAAGACTTGATCAAGAATTATCAACACAAACAGCAGGTGGTGTTGGTTATAGTTTCACAATTGGTTAATTCACAGTTGACAATATCATAATTTTGTTGTAATATCGTAAGATATGCAACACAAAATGATTCCTTTATTTTCCGTGCCTTTGTTTAAAACAAACATTGGTCCATTAGACTCTATTGAAAGAACCTGGATAGATAGTTTAGAGTATCCACCAAAAGCAGTAGCAAGGGACAAATCTGACGATCATCTTCCAATGGTCAATAGAGGAATGCATATTCTAAATAGTGGACAATTAAAAAATACAAAAATAAAAATACAAAATGCACTTCAATATTTTACAAAAACAGTAATGGGCATAGAACAAAATTTCAGAATTACAACCAGTTGGATTAATAAGATTCCAAAAGAGGATTGGATACAACAACACTCACACGCAAACAGTGTAATAAGTGGAGTGTATTACATAGAAACAACACCTAATTGTTCACCAATTGTTTTTAACAAACCATTTTTATACACAAATTTTATACATCAAACAGTGCAAATTACATTTGATCAAAACAATAAAAATCAGTATAACAGTGATCACATTGGAGTTCAACCCGAAACAGGAGACCTTTTATTGTTCCCATCGTGGCTAGAACACACTGTGAATCCACAACAACCAGATGTTGAAAGAATAGGGTTAGCATTCAATTGTTTTCCTACAGGAAAATTTGGAGAAGGAACTTATCAATTAGAATTATGATTATAGGAATATGCGGACTTATTGGTTCGGGCAAAGACACAATCGCAGATTACTTGGTTACAAATTATAATTTTAAGAAACTATCTTTTGCAGATAAACTCAAAGACAGTGTTGCCACAATGTTTGATTGGGACAGAGAACTATTGGATGGCAAAACAGACGAATCAAGAGCATGGCGAGAAAAGGAAGATGCATACTGGACTAAGGAACTAGGTTATAGTGTTACCCCAAGATTAGTATTACAAAAGTTTGGCACAGAATGTATGCGTGATGGATTTTATGATGGTATATGGGTAAGTCTTACAAAAAAGAAAGTATTGGATAATCCAGACATAAAATGGGTTATTCCAGATGTAAGATTTGATAATGAAGCAAAAATGATTAAAGAAGTAGGCGGTGAAGTTTGGTGGGTAAAAAGAGGCCCATTGCCTATGTGGTTTAGAATGTATCAAGACATAGGTCAAAAACCTCAAGATATACATCCATCAGAATGGGCATGGGCAAACGTACATTTTGACAAAGTATTAGAAAATGATTCTACTGTAGATGCTCTTAGAAATCGGGTACAAGGTCACCTTGCTTCCAAGTTACCCCTTCAAGATGCAATACCCTTTGGCAGTTAGCACACACAGTTTTTAAATTACTATAAGACACATTGTTTAAATTGCCATCAATATGAAACACATCAAATTGATGTTTATACCTACTTTTATGTCCACACTTGTCACAGGACTTTTTAGGTCTATATCCTGCTAGCCACCACTTTGGCCAACCCTTTTTGCCTTTTTTCTGTTTTAAACATATACTGCATTTCTGTCTATAGAAAACTTTGCCGTCCTTGTGATAATTAATTGCACACGGCTTTTGCTTACAAACACTACATAAAGGCCTCATATACAGTATTTACCTAGCCTTTTTGAAGCCTTTTGATAGCACTAAAAAGCCTGTGATTTAGGAATTCTTTATAAATACAACAGATAAAGGAATTAGGAGATTATAAAATGGCATTAGTTTCACCAGGAGTTCAAGTAAGTGTAATAGACGAAAGTTTCTATACACCAGCGGAACCGGGCACAGTCCCAATGATATTTGTTGCTTCGGCACAAGACAAAACAAACAGTTCAGGAACAGGTACCGCACAAGGTACAACAGCGGCAAACGCCGGCAAAGTGTTCTTAATGACTTCACAAAGAGAATTAGCAGAAACATTTGGAGATCCAGTATTTAAAACTGATGCAAACAATAATCCTATCCACGGTGGTGAAACAAATGAATACGGACTACAAGCGGCTTACTCTTATCTAGGAGTTGCCAACAGAGCATTCGTTGTTAGAGCAAATGTTGACTTAGGTCAATTAGAAGCAAGTGCTTCTGTGCCAACAGCAAATCCACCAGCAGGAACTTATTGGTTGGATTCATCTATTACAAAATGGGGTATAATGGAATGGAGTTCGGCTTCAAAAGTAAACGGTGGACAAGTATTCACAAGTAAAACTCCAATTGTTGTTACAAAAGCAACTGACCTAGCAAGTGGAAATGCACAAACAGGTGGCGCTCCAAAAACTGCTGTAGGACAAACAGGTGATTATGCAATAGTGGCAACAAACACATCTAATGAATTATTTAGAAAAGATAATTCAGGTGCATGGAGACTTGTTGGTTCTCAAGCATGGACAGGTTCTATACCAACAGCAGAAGGAACAATAAGCAATCCAACTACTAATGGTATTACAATGAGCATAAACGGATCACCAGTAACAGGTGGTGGTGATTTAGATGCAACAGTGACAGCAATTAACCTTGCTAATATTTCAGGAATTACTGCTGTAAACATTGACAACAGATTACATTTATTTGACGACAATACAAGCGGTAACAACGGAATAACAATCACAGAAGGTACAGGACTTGCGGCGGCAGTTGGTTTAAGTGTTGCGGCAAAATACAACAATCCAGTTGTAGCAATAGATCCACACACATCAGTACCACAGTGGAAAGGTACTCCAGGAACAGATGCAGGTGCACGTCCTAACAGATCACTTTGGATTAAAATTACAGAGCCAAATGGTGGTGCTAGATTTAGAATTAAAAAATTCAACGGAAGCACAAACCTTTGGGAAGAAATTAGTGCTCCAGTTTACAAAAATGCAACATCGGCTTTATACAATTTAGACAGAGCAGGTGGCGGTGTAAATTTAGCAGTAGGTTCATTATATGTAAATGCAGACAATGGTACAGATCAAGTTGATTACAAAGTTTGGAGAAGAGAAAACTCCGGTAATTCAATTGCTACAGGTGGAATAGTTACAAGTAGCGGTGTTGCTGATCAAGGTGCAAATTACAGTTTAACAATTTCAGAAACTAGAAAAGGTGTAAATTCAACATCAAGTGCAATAATCACAGTATTAGATGCAGACTTAAATCAAAATTCAGCAGACGTTGATGTGATTGCAGGTGCAATTAATAGTGCGGCTGGTTTAAACAATGTTAAAGCAAGTGTTGACAGTTTAAACAGACTTGTATTAGAACACATTGAAGGTGGTGAAATTAATATTACAGATACAAACGGATTATTAGCATTGATTGGATTTGATCCAGCATCAACTAGTAACTTATATTACGAAGCGGGTACTACAAGTGCTACAAATCCTAAACAGTACACGATTTCAAATTGGAAAATGTTATCATACAGTGCCAGCGACAATGCTGTTACTTCATTGGCATCAGATGGTCAGTTATGGTACTCATCAACAATAGATGAAGTTGATTTAATGGTACACAATGGTACGACTTGGGTTGGTTACAAAACTGCTTATGCATCAACAGATGCAAAAGGTCCAACAGTTTCAGCAACTGCTCCAAGCACACAGCAGGATGGTGCAAGTTCGCTTGTTGATAATGATATCTGGATATCAACAGCAGATTTAGAAAACTATCCAAAAATTTACAAATATGATTCATCAATCCAAGGTCCAGTTGATTCAAGATGGGTGTTAGTTGATAACACAGATCAAACAACTGAAGATGGCATTTTATTTGCTGATGCAAGATACAATACATCAGGTCCAACAAGTGATGAAGCAGGAACAATTGAAGCATTATTAACAAGTGGCTTCTTAGACTTTGACGCTCCAGATCCAGCATTATATCCACAAGGTATGTTGTTATGGAACACAAGACGTTCAGGTTTCAACGTAAGAAAATTTGTTAGAAATTACATTGATCAAACTGCTGACAACCCAAGAGCAGGTGATGAAGCAATGACAAGTTACTACACTCATAGATGGGTAACTGAATCTGGAAACCAAGCAGACGGTTCAGGTTCATTTGGAAGAAAAGCACAAAGAAAAGTTGTAGTACAGGCTTTACAAGCAATGGTAAATGGTAACCAAGAAATTAGAGATGATGAATCTAGATTGTTCAACGTAATGGCAACTCCAGGTTATGCAGAACTAATTGGTGAAATGGTTTCATTAAACTTTGACAGAGGCTTGAGTGCATTCGTTGTAGGAGATACTCCATTTAGATTAACTCCTGATGCTACATCAATAAATGATTATGTAAACAATGTTAACCAAGCATTAGAAGACAATGACTTAGGTTTAGTTACAAATGATGAATACTTGGGTGTATTTTATCCATCAGGATTCACAAGTGATAACTTTGGAAAAAACATTGCAGTTCCACCAAGTCACATGATGTTAAGAACTATTGCATTAAGCGATCAAGTTTCTTTCCCATGGTTTGCACCAGCAGGTACAAGACGTGGTGGTATAAGCAACGCAACATCAACTGGTTACATTAACAGTGAAGGCGAATTTGTTGGAGTTTCATTAAATGAAGGACAAAGAGACACACTTTACGCAGGTAATGTTAACCCAATTACTTTCATTACAGGTGCTGGTTTAGTAAACTACGGACAGAAAACAAGAGCGGCGGCGGCAAGTTCTTTAGACAGAATCAACGTTGCAAGACTTGTTATCTACCTAAGAAGTCAGTTAAACAAATTAGCAAGACCTTATGTGTTTGAACCAAATGATAAAACTACAAGAGATGAAATCAAGGCTCAAGCAGAAAGTTTAATGTTAGAATTGGTTGGTAATAGAGCGTTATATGACTTCCTAGTTGTGTGTGACGAAACAAACAACACACCTGCTAGAATAGATAGAAATGAATTATATCTAGACATAGCAATAGAGCCAGTCAAAGCAGTGGAGTTCATTTACATTCCATTGAGACTTAAGAATACTGGCGAAATAGCAGGGTTATAATAAGGATAAATATATTAGGAGAAACAAATGAGCATATCTACACTATCAAAAATTACAGTCCCTTTAGATAGCAATCAAAGTGCATCTAACCAAGGTCTGTTAATGCCAAAATTACAGTACCGTTTTAGAGTAATGTTAGAAAATTTTGGTGTATCAACTCCAACAACTGAGTTGACTAAACAAGTGCAAGATATTACAAGACCTAATCTATCATTTGAAAACACAACAATTGATGTTTATAACAGTAAAGTTTATCTTGCTGGAAAACACACTTGGGAACCAATCACACTTACATTAAGAGAAGATGTAAACAACAACGTACAAAAACTTGTTGGTGAGCAGTTACAAAAACAATTCGATTTCTTCGAACAATCAGCGGCGGCAAGCGGTGCTGATTATAAATTTGTTACTAGAATTGAAATTACTGATGGTGCTAATGGTGCCAATACAGTTGGAGTTTTAGAAACATTTGAGTTGTATGGTTGCTACGTCGAGTCAGCAAACTACAACACATTGGCTTACAACACCAGTGAGCCAGTTACAGTAACATTATCATTAAGATATGATAATGCAATACAAACACCTCAAGGTACAGGTGTTGGTACGGCTGTGGGCAGAACAGTGAATACATTGATAACCGGCGGCGGTGCATAATTTTCATTTGCAATTATAAATTAAAAAGGGGGCTCCGGCCCCTTTTTTTTTACTAACCAAGGGAAGGAGCAAACCATGAAAAAACTATTAAAAAACAAAAAAGTTTGGATTGGTGTAGCAATAATTGTTGCCGTATTTGCATGGGCAATGATTTCGGGAGATACAACTCCAGTTGATGCTACTACTCAAGGCTAATTACAAATTAAATAATTGATAGAAGGCGGCTTAATAAGTCGCCTTTTTTGTTTTTAAAATACCACATTTTTCAACATATAAATACAGTATATGGCAAATATTCTTACACCATTCTTAGACGGATTAAAAAGCGGAGTCCTTGAACCTAAAGGTAATCTTGGAGATTTTGCCCATGCGGCAAGACTGTATGTAGACGATAGTTTTAGACTTGCACCTAAGTCAAAATTTCTTTTTCACGTTGTTTTTAACATCAATCAAAATGTATTAGATAGAATGATTGCAAACAGTCCAGCACACCCTAATGGATCACGTATTTTTAAAACTTTAAGTAACTTTAAAAATAAACATCAGAATGAATTGAATATGTTGGTTAAAAATGTAGACTTACCTCAGTATTCAATAGAGACTGTTGTTGCACAGCAGTACAATAAAAAAAGAAAGTTACACACAAAAATAAGTTATGATCCTATCAAGATGGTATTTCATGATGACAATTACGGTGTTACAACTGCGTTGTGGGAAATGTATTATAGATATTATTTTAGAGATGGATGGTATGGTTCAGATGAGTCAGCAAAAAGATCGCCTGAAGCATTTATAAATGCAACAGGAAGTGTTGACGCAAGTGCAACAGCATTCAGTAGGTCTCTTGCTTACAACTCTGCACAAGATTTTAGAAAATTTAGATTTGGTTTAGACAATGATCAGCACGAAGCATTTTTTGACAGTATACAAATTTTTCAAATGTCTAGAAAAAGATATACAATGTACCATCTTGTTAATCCAATCATTACACAGTGGCAACATGACACACTAAACAATGCAGACAGTGAACCTGCGGCAAACTCTATGGCATTAGAATATGAAGCAGTGTTCTATGGCAGAGGTGCAGTGTCCGAAGGTGTG